AATATGGCTGAAGAGGATTATGATTATCAGATTAGGGATTATCCGGATAGTTGGTTTAGTGAAAGTGATTATGAATTGACATATGAACAAGAACAAAGAATAGAACAACTTGAATCTCAAATAGAAGATTTAGAACAACAAAAACTTGAATTGGATTCGGATGATGAAAATTATTATGACTATGAAGAGGATTTAGATAATCAAATTGAGGCTCTTCAAGAAGAGTTAGATAGTATTGAAGTTGATACTGAACCAACTGACGATATGATTGATACTAAAGTTGCTGAACTTGTTAGAGACGTAAGAAGAGACCCGTTAGATTATCTTAAAAACTATGGTTTAGATATTAAAGAATATATTGATGAAGATGCTTTAGCACAAGGATTAGTTGATTCTGATGGTTGGGGTGTTATGAATGGGTATGACGGTCAATATGATAGTGAAGAAGTTAACGGTGTGACATATTATATTATGAGAACTAACTAAAACTATTCCTTTTTTCAAATAAGTTTCATATATTTTAGTAATAAGAATATGGAAAAGAAAAGAAGAAATAAAAAGGTTAAATTCATAATGGATACCGATTGGTTATTTGAGGGAATCCTTGATGCCGAGCAAAAGCAGTATGTATTATTGGATTATTTCCAAAAGATGAATAAACATCTTGAAAGGATGGAAGTGTATCCAATGTTTATTGAACTTTCATTACACCTAGGTAATGTACAAACACTATTAAATCAAAACAAAATTTTATATACCGATAGACAACTTACATCAAATGATGATGAGTTAATTTTTTCCGACCTTAAAGTGAAAGATATACCGGTATTGGATGATGAAGAAATTGTTGAGTACCATAAGATACTACGGGCCATTCAACCACAACTTCACGATTATTTTAATTATGCTAAGTCTATTTGGAGTATTGTATATGATTCCATAGATGTAATAATCAAAAAAAACAAAACAAACTTAGATAGTAAATCCGGATTTTTTTACTACAAAACAGAAACTTCTTTGTATATTTGGAGGTATACAACCAAAAAAGTTTACAAATCAAACAATCAGACTAAGACAACATTGGATGCCATTTATTATGGTGAACAATTAGATTTGACTATGCCAGAAATATTGTCTAAATTTTCTAAAACCTATGAAAAAAATAAGGAATCTAACAATCCTATTTTTGAGGTTTTATGTCACGACATATTTCCATTGGAAGAAACATTGGTTCCGATTTTTAAGAGAAAAATATTATCATATATTAATCAACAAGGTAAAGTAAAAAAATTATTATCATAATGGACAAAAGACAAATTAAAGCGTTAATGGATAAGTTAAGACAACCAATCCACATTACTTACATCTCCAAATATATTCTTAAAAAAGATATAGATGAGACAAAACAACAATTAGATATTTTAATATCAGAAGGTTACATTAAAGAAAGTAGTTTAAGTCAAGGGTTCTATGTGGCTGTCTAAAAAAACATATTACATTGGGTTAGGTTGTAGTCAAACGGTGATTAAAATTTTTAATCAATCAATACTATATAGTAAATCACCGTCAGGTTGGTCAATTAGATTTAATAATAGTATTGGTGTTAATGTTACAACAAAACCATTATTCTCCGTTAGAAATGGGTATGTAAAAAGTGTAAAATTAGGGAAATATTATATAGTAAAATTATGAAAATTAAGTTAGAGTACATTTGGTTAGATGGGTACAAACCGGAACCAAATTTGAGAAGTAAAATTAAAGTAGTGGAAACTCTACCAAAAGAGATTAGTGATATCCCTAATTGGGGTTTTGATGGTAGTTCAACAATGCAAGCTGAGGGATTTTCATCAGATTGTTACCTTAAACCTGTGAAAATGTATCAAAAAGGTAATACTAATTTAGTTTATGTATTATGTGAGGTGTTGGATAAGGATAATAAACCACACGAAACAAACGACAGAAGTAAATTGGGTAAAGAAGATACTGATTTTTGGGTTGGATTTGAACAAGAATATTTTATTCGTTCTTCACACAACAAAGAGGTACTAGGTTTTGAAAGAGGTGGAACTGTTGACCCGCAAGGTAAATACTATTGTGGTGTTGGTGGGCAAATCGTTGGTAGAGAGTTAAGTGATGAGCATTTAGATTATTGTCTTGACTTGGGAATTAATGTTGAGGGAACCAACGCTGAAGTTGCATTAGGACAATGGGAATATCAAATATTCTCCAAAGGTAAATTAGGTGCGGCTGATGACTTATGGATGTCAAGATACATCTTACATAAACTAGCCGAGAAAAGAGGTTACTCAATTGAACTTCATCCAAAACCAATTCAAATTGGTGAATGGAATGGTTCGGGATTACACACAAACTTCTCAAACAAAAAAATGAGAGAAGATGGTGGTGAGAGTTATTTCAAATCTATCTTTAACGCTTTTGAGACAAGACAAGAACTACACATTGAAAACTATGGTTCAGATAATCATTTAAGATTGACCGGTAAATTTGAAACACAATCAATAGATAAATTTAGTTGGGGTGTATCAGATAGAGGAGCATCAATTAGAGTTCCTAAATCAGTAGGTGAAACTTGGAAAGGTTATCTTGAGGATAGAAGACCATCGTCAAATGCTAACCCATATAGAGTTATAAGTGTTATCTATGACGCATTGACTTTCGCAGACCAATTGGAATCAACTATCCACGCAATGTATGAAAAAGTGGATACATCAAAATTACGAGAACAATTCTCGGGGATTATCTCAGATGAAGAATTATTAGGAGAATATAGAGAAGAATAGTATGTCAGAAAATAAAGAAATGGTAAACCACCCGGAACATTACGGTGGTCAGGACAATCCGTATGAGGTTGTAAAAGTGTGTGAAGCTTGGGGTCTTGATAAAGATGCTTACATCTTCAATGTTGTAAAATATGTTGCAAGAGCTGGTAAGAAAGACACGGATAAAGAACTTCAGGATATGAAGAAAGCGTTGTGGTATTTGAATCGTAAAATTGAACGTCTTGAGAGTAACAGTTGATATTGATGAATACGCGGAAGGTGCGATTCTATTGGATGGATTAGAAGGTGCAATCGTTGGGATTGTAGAGGACTTTGGTTCTCCGGGAAGAAAAATGTTATATTCAAAACAAAGAATATTAGATATCCTACAAGAGAGAGATTTAATGACGATGGGTGAGGCTGAAGAGTTTTACGATTATAATATATTAGGGTTATATGCTGGTGAACAAAATGCAGTGTTTTTGGATTTAGAAATAACACCGATTAAAAAAGAAGATAGTTGGGAATACCAATTAAAAGAGTAATATGATAGAAACAGGAAAGATTATAAATGGTGATTGTGTTGAGGTAATGAAATCACTTCCGGATGGATGTATTGACCTACTAGTAACCTCACCACCCTATAACGTAAATGTGTCGTATGATGTATATGATGATGGACGTTCGATGGATGATTATTGGGAGTTCACACGACAATGGTTATCAGAATCATTAAGAATATTAAAAGATGATGGTAGAGTTGCAATCAATGTTCCAATTGAATTAAACGTTCAAGAAAGAGGTGGAAGAATATTATTCAACGCTGAGTTTTGGATGATGATGAAAGAAGTTGGGTTCAAATTCTTCGGAATGGTTGATTTGACTGAGGATAGTCCTCACAGAGTTAGACAAACTGCTTGGGGTAGTTGGATGAGTGCTAGTTGTCCTTATATCTATAACCCGAAGGAATGTATCATATTGGCGTATAAGAAAACTAATAAGAAACTAACCAAGGGAGAATCACAATGGAAAGGTGTTCCAACAGATGTTGAACAACCTGATGGGACTGTCAAAAATAAAATGGTGTATCAAGATGAAGACAAGAAAGAGTTTATGAATTTGGTGTTTGGGAGATGGGAATATTTTGCTGATACTAAATCATTAACAAAGGCTACTTTTTCAATGGACATTCCAATGAAAGCAATTAAGATACTATCATATAAAAATGATATTGTTTTTGACCCTTTTATGGGAAGTGGGACATCAGCGGTTGCTGCGGAGATATTAGATAGAAGATGGTTGGGAATTGAGTTATCACCAAACTATACTGACATAGCAAAAAAACGTGTGAATGCGTTTATTGAAGAAAGGAAACAATTAGAGTTAGAATTAAAAGAGGATTAACATCCTCTTTTTTTATTTCCCGGATATTTATAATTAAAAATACAATTATGGCAAAAAGATTTATAATTTCAGAAGAAGAAAGAAGTAACATTCGTTCAAGATATGGTTTGATTAACGAACAACCTATGCAATTAAGTGGTCAAGAGGTTTTTGAATTACAAACAGCTCTTAATGATTACTTTAAGATGAAGAAAGTTATGACTAACGGTAAAATATTCCAAATACCGGTAGATTCTCAATGGGGACCAACAACGGTTAATGCTCTTAAAAAATTCCAAACAATGGAACGTATTGATGCTGATGGTATTCCTGGTGGTGATACTTATAATGCTTTACATAAATTAGGATTGAATCAAGATATTATTGATAAAGCAATCAAATGGATAAGTGATTTATTTTAATCTATGAAAAAAATAGTAAAAGAATCTGAATTAAAAAATCTTGTAGTTAAGATTTATAAAGAAGAACAGGAAAAAATACTTCAAGAAAAATGGGATAACCTATCTAAAGAAGACAAGATTTTTGTTGTTGAGTTCTTACGCTCAGTATATCCTGAAAAATCAAAATTACTTAAAGAGGGTAAATGGTATAATACATTAGGAGATATTGTAGGTATATTTGACCCAACAGGTGTTGTTGATATTGTCAATGGAATTAGTTATTGGAGACAAGGTGATAAATTATTTGCGTTACTTTCATTCATATCCGCAGTACCAATACTTGGTGATGCGATTGGTAAAACAGTAATAGGTGTGATGAAAACAGGTAGTGGTGCTTCTAAAGCGTTCAAAGCGGCGGCAGTTGCAGGTGATGCTGCTAAGATTGCGGAAACCGCTAAAACTGCGGGTGGACCGATTGCCAAAATGGTTGAAACTGCACCATCGTGGGGTACTAAATTAATTAATATGTTAAAGGCGTTAATTGGTAGAGTTCCATTTATAGGTAGAGGATTGGTTAGAGTTATTGAAGAATACATTCAAATTTTCAAAGGGGCGAGTGCAAAAATGGGTACTCGTGCAACTGAATTGGCTAAATTGGAAGGTAAAGTATTATCTAAGGCGGAGAAATCTAAATTGATTAAACAAATTGAAAAAGATACGGCATTCAGAGGGTTTAGAGATAATAAAGGTTTGGCAAACGCGTCATTTATGACAAAAGTTCGTGGAGGTGTACCAAGATTATTTGGTAATAGAGCAACACGTTCTTTAATGGGTAGAACTAAATGGTATTTAAGATTATTAGACTTTTTAGGTATCGCTAATTTTGTTGGACCGGAAGAGTTAATGCAGAAATTTACTGATTTAGAAGCGAAGGTTGAACAATTTAATAAAACACCTGAAGGTCAAAAAGCTTGGGCTGATGATTTTGGTTCAGTACTTAATGAACCAACGACACCTTCACCAGCACCTGCGGCACCATCATCACCATCATCAATGGGAGGAGATTTTATTGGTGACGCACTTAAAGGTATGTTTGGTAACGCTATTAGAGCGGCAATATAATTATGAAAAAATTAATAACTGAGAGTGGTTTAAGGGATATTAAAGCTCTTGCAAAACGATATCCTAAGGCTGAAATATATTTTCACCAAGATTTAGATGGTGTAACTACGGCAATTGCAATGAAAAAATACCTTGAGAATAATGGTATTAAAGTTGTTGATGCTCACATTATTCAATATGGTGATAAGGAATTTGCGGTTAAAAAGAATGATGCTACAGGTGACGTTATGCCGGTATTAGTTGATTTTGCTCACGGAAAACCAATGTTTGTTATTCACACTGACCATCACGATAGACAGGCGGGTGCTGAAGATACAAAGTCAACATCATTTAGACATTCTCGTTCCAATGTTGAAACAATCTCTCAGGTGGTTTCTCCAAAAGATTTATTCCCATCATCAGACATATTACTTATATCAACTGTTGACTCAGCGAATTACGCATTCAATGAAATCAGTGTTGACCAAGTTATTTCTTATTTATTCAAATTAGATAAAGATACTTCATTACAAAAGAATAAAATGTTAATGGGGTTAGTTGTTAACAAATTGTTATTAGCATTCAAAAACAAACCGGGATTTTTAGAACAATTGGTTATGGAGTGTAGTCCATCTTTATTGAATATACTACATACTATTAAAAAAATTATGGTTCAAAAAGGGTTTGCAAAACCTGAAAGTCTTGAACAAAATAAAGATGAGTATGTTAAATCAATGCAAGATAATCCTAATGTTAAAGTATTAGGGAATATCATTGTTCAATACGGTGGTGGTTCAATGTTTAAGCCAGGTTCTTATGACCGATATACACCATTTAAGAATAATCCTGAAGCTGACTTCTTAGTTATTGCTTGGCCTTTAGGGTTAGTACAAGCATCTTGTAATCCATTCAAAAAAGAAAGAGAATTAAAAGGTGTTAACTTGGGAGAGATTGCTCAAGAAGTTTTATCTAAGTGGGAAGACCAATTAAAGACTAAAGAAATACCTTTGTCTACTATTAAATGGGTGTCGGAAACTTCAAAAGATTTTAATGCAGAATCAATTGGATTTACATTTAAGGACTTTGTTGCTTTGTATGGTAAAAATTACAAATCAAAAGAAAACGGTAAAGAAGAATTATTACATATAGGTGAGATGATGGAAAAACCTTTTTCTGAATTACCTGAAGAACATAGAGAAATGTTGGATAATATTAATGTGAATGTTTGGGATTTTATTCAAGCAAATAGTGGAGGTCATAAATGTATTACAAATATCTCAGGGTTAAGTTACTTAGGTAGAGGAAAAAGACCACCAAAAGGTAGTTATAGATATAATGAGGCGGAAGAATCACCGTCTGTTAAGTTTACCAAAATGATTCAGAATGAGTTTGTGAAATTATTACAAGAAAAAATTAGTCAAGGTCGCTAATTATTTTATTACCGGATTTAATACCTAATTGTTTACAGGTACCACCTTGTAATTCTAGTATCATATCACCTTCAGAACAATAATTCCCACAATAGAAGTTAAACGATATTCCGGAGTAATTGTTAAGTGCGGTGATGAGGTATTGCTTTGTAAAAGAAATGCTAATGATTCATTACCGGGTCAATGGAGTATACCTTGTGGTCATTTAGAAGATGGGGAACATCCAATGGATGGTGTTAGACGAGAATTTCAAGAAGAAACAAATTACACTTTAGATAACAAACTAAAATTGGTTGGATTTGTAAAGAGATATAATCGTGATGGTACGGAGATTAAAGGTTTGATGTATGTCTTTTTAATGGAGACAGATGAAAAGATAAATCCGGACTTGGAAAACGCTAAAGATGGTGAAGAACATACGGAATGTGGATATTTTGACCTTGAAACACTACCATTTGATGATAAAAACGACCAATTATGTAAGTTAATTACGAAATTATTAAAAAAATATTGATTTTTCAATTTTTAATTATATTTATTAAAACATAAGCCAACAACCCCCTTTCTTATGGTTGGACACATTGAAACCTCAACAGAGTAAAATTTGTTGAGGTTTTTTTTGTTTATATCAAAAATAGTATTATCTTTGTCAGGAATTAAATTATTACGATATGATAGTATTAGGAATTATTTTAGGTATCATCTTATTGTTGGTTGCAATGATAGGTGTGGGTGGTTCTATTCAAGAAAAAAATAGACGAGCGAAATGTAAAAATTGGAAAGTTGGTGATAAATTAGCTTTGTGTAGAGGTAAACATAATGATATTTTAGAGAACAAAAGAAAAGAATACGCAATTCTTAAAGGATGGGATTTAGAACATCTTTATATTGATTGTGGTGACAATATGACTTATCAAGTTAATTGGTCTGTTATGAATTTTAACAAATCTGCAACTTGGAGAAAAAACTACGAAGAAGCTAAAAAAGTTATGGGTTGTGACCCGGCTTTTAGTGGTGGTGTAGGTGAGAGTTCTATAGGTAGAATTTATGATGGAAAACCAATTGATGTTATGAATGAGATTGAGTGTGAAGTATATTTGAAAAAGGCGTTGAGTGAAGAAGATTACGATACTGCTGAGTTGATTAAAAAAAGAATGGAAAAATTTAGATAAGATGAAAAATATTTTAAGAGGAATGGCTTTGGCGGTTCTAGTTTATTGTGTGGTTATTGGAATCACTTTGGTATGTGTTAAATTATGTGGTGGGAGAACCAGTAATATTACAACTGATGTGTATGTTGGTATTGGTGTTGTTTGTGGTTTTGTGGGAATAATGATTAACGAAAAATTAGACTAAGATGTATCAAGAACTGATTAAAGAAACAATTGACAGAATATGTGAAAAACATAATTTAGGTCAACCAATTGTTGTCCCGGCTGCGGGTAGAATGATTGCTGAGTATGAAGGTGTTGATAGAGCAATTGAATTATTTGAAGGTGCTACCGATGAATTCAAAAATGATGTTTTTAGATTATCGGCGTATAAGGCAACGTTAAAAACAATTTTATATCCAATGAAAGAAAATAATTAAAAAAATTTTGTTATATTAAGAAAATAGTATTATCTTTGTACTCACAAAACATATAGATATGACTACAACAAATTACACAATCAGAATTGAGAACGAAAAGTTCGGGAAACTATTAAGTGAAACATTCGTGGATGCAATCCAATTCAAGTTGTTCTTGAAGATGGTTCAGGGTTGTCTTGAGTTGAAAAATGATTTGACGTTCTTCAACGGGACTGATTTCCTAATTCACGTTCCACACAAATATTTGGTGGATTCAGTTATTGTTACATCAACATTTGATATGACATTGGCAGACCATATGAGAAGTAAAGTAGAGGCGTTAGTTACTAAATAATATAAGATATGAGTACAAATTACTACAGAATACCAAAACAAAAAGTTGTTAGAGAGAAATACCTTGAATTGGCTGAACAAGTTAGTAGTATGGATATATTCTCACCGGGACAAATTTACAATGAATTTAGAACCATTGAAAAAGGTTTTGAACGTTGGAGTCCGTGGGACAATTTTATCGATGGATTAAACATTCATATTGGTAAACGTTCAAGCGGTTGGAAATTCCTATGGAACTTTCAAGATGGTAAATTCTATACTAATAAGGAAGAACTATTAAAGTTCATCCGTTCAGGTAGAATTGTTGATGAGTATGGTGAATTACAAAACACCGAAGAGTTCATTAAGATGGCTTTGGAATGGGGACAACCGGATGGTTATGTGTTTGATGAGAATTATGTTGAGGAACAACGTAAACAACCTAATTACCGACCAAGTTTTATTAATGTGTCAAATTATTATGACAAAGAGATTGATGGTCTTCGAGTATCATCATCTGTAGAGTTTTCCTAGTTCTCACAAAACAGGATGGTGGAGTCGCCGACATCTCAGTCGGCCCTAAAATTAACCCTCACATAATGTGGGGGTTTTTTGCTTTCTATGATATTTATAAATAAAATCAAAATGAAACACGTTATACTAACAGAAAAACAACTTGAAACATTAGTGTCACAAGTTAAAACTTTGAAGGAAGACCATAAAGAAGGTTCTTATATGGCTAAACAACAGTTATTTATCATTGCGAAGATGGCTCAAGCTATGTGGGAAAAGATGGAAGATGATGGTGATGACCAATTAGAAGATTGGATGGAAAGTAAAATTGCCCAAGCGGAACAAAGTATTACGTCTGTTGTTAAAACTTTTATGTATGATGAATTCTCTAAAAAAGAAGAGGAAGAAATTGGTGGAATGAATAAACTAGGTTATAGTGACCTAATAATTGGAAAATAAAATGGAAAAAAAATTAATGCAATTCAAGAAAAAAGATATATTCTTGAGAGAACAAGAAGAGGACGAAAATACACAAAGTGAAAATAATGAATCTAAAAGTAGTTCCGGATTCAAAGATATGGTTTCTATCTTATTACATTCACAAACTCAAGTGCATATTTTTCATTTACAAACTAAATCGTATTCGGAACATAAAGCGTTACAAGGATATTATGAAGGTATAGATGCTCTTGTTGATGGGCTTATTGAAAGTTATCAAGGTAAATATGATGTGATTACTCAATATAATTCAATAAAAAATGAGGATTATAAAAGTAACGAACAAATTATTAAATATTTTAAGGCTTTAGATACTATGATTGAAAAGAATAGAAAAGGTGTTAAAGAATCTTTTATTCAAAATCAAATTGATACTGTTCAAGAACTAATAAATTCAACCGTTTACAAATTAAGATTCTTAAAATAGTATTAAAAGAAACCGGTCCAAGTCCGGATGCTGAAAAACGTGCGTTAACTCGTAAAGAGGTTACGTTGTTTAAGTACTTAAATAAACATAAACAGGAAGCTAAAACACAGGCTGGTTTATTAAAAGTTATTAAAAGTATGATGGGGGTTCTTGGATTACCTTCCTCCGAATCAAAATTATATTATGAAGTTTACACTGCAAACTATAGACCTGATGGTGATTATGAAAATATAACACCTGAGGAATTTAGAGATTACAGATTATTTAAGGCGAAAAAGACATCTAACAATACCGCATATGAATATAGTTCCGCTAAAATACCATTCAAAGGTTCTAATCTTGAAGGTGAGTGGAAGGTTAATAATAGTAATCAATGGTATTACGTTATAGAATCTTATGGATGGTATCCAATATTCTTATTTATAAACGACCAATGGTATAGAGTTATGGATTCATACTCTTCATCAACTGCTAAACAAATAAGTGCTTCAAATCCGGTTCATTGGAATAGTGGGTTAAGAGCTAATGTTGTTGGGGTAACAAGAGGTGAGATGAGTAATTTAATTGGTGGTAGATATGATTTAGAAGGTATGAAATCAGAAAGGGTTCCAAACTTTGTTAAGAATATGAAATCTCAATTAGTAAGTAGTAAAAAACTAATTAGTTCAGGTTGGGGTGAAAATGCTGTTAGAGTTAGTTACACCATAGATGATATAAATGAGGCTGATGGTAAAATTAAAATTCTTGTTAGTATTAATAAAGCGGGAAGAATGGAAGGAAGAAAAATGGTTCCTAACCCGGAGTATCAAAATGACGAACGATTATTGAATGATATTGAAACGGCAATCAAACAAAATATAATTAGAACCAATCCGGAATATCTATCGGATGACAATGTAGATATACAATTCAAACATTAAAACGAAGGGACTTGAAAAAGTTCCTTTTTTTTTTATAAAAAGTTTGGCAACTCAAAAAATAGTCTTATCTTTGTACTCACAAAAACAGAGATATTATGACAACTACCACTACCACCGTTTCAAGAGTTAGAAATTACGAAGGTTCTAACCAATTTTTATTAAACCTTAAATCATCTTTACAAAGATGGGGGAGCTTAACACCAAAACAAATGGAATTCGCTGAGAAAGCACTTAAAAGTGTTCAAACTGTAAATGTTGAGACTATGTCTGAAGATTTACAAAAGATTGCTAAGTACGATGGTCCGAACAGTTTCGTTAATGAAATCAAAAGTAAATTAATAAAGTACGGAACTTTGTCAGACAAACAAGTAAACGCTACGTTAAATCAAATCCAAAAAGATATTGACAAGGCAAACACTCACAAGATGAGAATCCCTACTCCGGGAGAGACAGTAACTGTTGGACGTAAGATTGGTCAACAATTGAAAGAGACTTACGGATTAGAATTCAACCCAATGATTATTGACATCACTAAGTTGTTAGCTGTTTCACCAAAGGCGATTAAGTTCTCAGGGAAGATGACAACAGGAAGAAGTAAAGTTTGTAGATGTTGTGCTAAAACATTGACCGACGAGTTCTCAATGTTGACCGGAGTTGGTAAGACTTGTGCAACTCATATGAGAATTCCTTACATCACTGACATAAGTCAAGCTGATAGATTCCGTGAGGATTACTTGAGAAGAGTAGAAGAGATTGGTGAAATGGAATTTTGGGTACCTAAGTCTCAGGTTAAGAAATGGGATGGTAAGACAGAAATTATCTTAAAAATGATATAATGTCACAATATTGTAGAAGATTAAACTCCTTGTTGTCTGAGATATACAAGGAGTTTCCCCAAATGAGAAGACACCCGGAATACCGGTTCTTCTATTTACATTGGGGTTATTCAGAACCGAGGGAATATTTCTTTGTATTAACAAATAATATTCCGGATTCAAAAGATGATGGTTTACTAGTGTTTGTTAATACCACGGCACAAATATTTGGATTTGTGGAAGGTGTGTTGATGACACCGGATGATTTCAAAAAACATATTGCGGAACCTATGGAAGAATCGGCAAAAGATTTACGTGGTAGTGAATTCAAAGTATTCGGATACGAGGTGTGGTAATTTGACTTTTGAAAAAAATAGATTATATTAGTTGAACAAATAAAACAAATTTATGAACGTTAAGAAAGCTCTTAAAGAAAAAAACCGATTGGTTAAGGAAATCCAAGAACTTTATACTAGATTGTCTCAGTACAATTCAGTAGAGGTTGGAAATGTTAGACCTTATTCTCCAAAAGATATGCTTGAGCAAATCAATGAGAAAAGTAATGAGTTAGTGGAACTTAAAACCAACATCCACAAAGCTAACACTCCGGTGTATGATAAAATATTCAGATTGTCTGAATTAAAATCTACAATCTCAAGATTAAAATCGTTGGATTGTACTGAAGGTGTGAGTACAGATTACTACTCACGAAATAGAGAGAATCCACCGGTAAAAACTGCTGAGGTATCAGTGGTTGATAGAGATGAAATGGTAAAATTTATGGAGGAACAGATTGAGGACCTTCAGGATATTTTGGATAACCATAATCAGAATACCGAAATATAATAGTTCAGCGTTCGGGAGGGATTTAATAAGACAAGATGGTAACTACCATTTCCTTACAAATTATTCAGAGAGCATTGATAAATGATTGTGATAAAGACGGACATTAAAACCTCAAGATTCAAATTTTCAAACCTAAACGGTCAAAACTTAAAACTCTTTTAGAATTTTATTATTGAACTTCC